GAATGACGAATACCTGAAAGCGCGGGCCAACGCCGGAACCGGCGACCCGAAACAAATCTTGGCTGCCTGGCGGCAGCAAGGCGTGTCCTGACCGCAACGGTTAAGTCACAACCCGAAACGGGAGAAAGTGAAAACAACAAATGTCTGATGAGGACACCACAGCGGAAACCGCAACGGAGACCGTTGAGCCTGAAGCCACCCCCAAACCCACCGAAACGGTTGATTTTTGGAAGCAGAAGGCACGCGAACAGGAAAAGAAAGCCAAAGAGAACGTCGCAGCCCGCATGGAACTGGACGAACTGAAAAAGGCGAACCTTTCCCACGAAGAGAAACTGGCCGCTGAGCTGGGTGAGGTTGCGCAACGCGCCGCCCGCGCAGAGGCCGAGGCTATGCGGTGGCGGATCGCCGCCAAGCATGGCATCTCCGATGAGGACGCTGAGTTGTTCCTCACTGGTTCCGACGAGGACACCCTTGCCCGGCAGGCCGAAAGGTTCAAAGAGCTTGCGGTGAAACCCTCGAAAGGGACCGTTGTACCCGGGGTCGGCAATCAGCCGAACACCCCGGCTTCCATTGCGGATCAGATTCAGGTTGCCGAGAAGTCCGGCGATTTCAACCTCGCTTTGAGGTTGAAGGCGCAGCAGCTCGCTGACCTCCGCAACAAACAGTAACTACTTTCATTGAAAGGAAAGTGAAATGGCTGGTATCACCGGTCTGGGCACAACCTACAATCTGCCCAACTATGTGGGGGAGCTGTTCAACGTCTCCCCTGAGGACACCCCGTTCCTGTCCGCTATCGGCGGTCTGACCGGCGGTGTGGCCGTCAACTCGACGGTGTTCACCTGGAGCCAGTACGACCTGCGTGACGCGGCTGATGACCGGCAGCGCATCGAGGGTGCGGACGCCCCGACCGCTGAAGGTCGGGTTCGTGCGGCCGGGTCGAACGTGCTCGAAATCCATCAGGAGCAGGTGTCGGTTTCGTACACCAAGCAGGCGGCGACGAATCAGTTCGCCGGCACTGCACCGTTCGTCGGCGGCATGAATGAGGTCACCGACGAGCTGGCGTGGCAGCTTCAGCAGGAGTTCAAGCAGATCGCCCGCGATGTCGAGAAGTCCTTCATCTCGGGGACGTATTCGCTTCCTGGCACGAATGCGACCGCACGGAAGACCCGCGGTCTGCTGGAGGCCATCGAGACGAACGTGTCCGACCTGTCGGGTGCCACCCTCACCACGGGTGATGTTCTCGATCTGATGCAGTCGGTGTGGGAGAACGGCGGCATTCAGGAGTCGGAGACCCGAACCCTGATGGTGAACGCAACCCTGAAGCGGAAGCTGACCGGGCTGTTCATCACGGGCGCCAACTATGGCACCTATCAGGAGGCGTCACGCAACGTCGGCGGCGTGAACTTGCAGACGTTCGAAACCGATTTCGGTCGCTGCAACATCGTGCTGTCCCGGTATGTGCCGGCTGACACGATCATCGTTGCGTCTCTGGAGGATTGCGCCCCGGCGTTCCTTGAGATTCCGGGCAAGGGCCATTTCTTCGCTGAGCCGCTCGCTAAGACCGGTGCGTCGGAGAAGGTTCAGGTGTACGGCGAGATCGGTTTGCGGTACGGCAACGAGAAGAAGCACGGCAAGCTTGTTGACGTGGCGGTTGCGGGTAGCTGATGTCGCTTGCTTCTGAGTCTGATGTTGAGAACGCTTTGGGGCGTGTTTTAACGGACGACGAGGATGTGTCGACTCTGCTGGAGGAGGCATCGGATTTGGTGGTGGGCTATCTCGGCTACACCCCTGATCCGGTGCCTGCCCCGGTGGCCCGGGTGGTGGCGACGATGGTGGTGGCTGTGTTGACGAAGCCCACTGTCACTAAGGCTGATTACGATGCCAGCGGATATTCCACGTCGAGTGAGTATGCGTCAGTTCGTGTCGGTGTTGAGTCTGCGACCACTTCGGGTCCGTGGCTGACCGCAGCGTTAAAGATGCGGTTGAAGCGGTTCCGCACTTACGCGACCCGTTCGGTGTTCTCGATCAAAACGGATTACGGTTCATGATCTTCGTTGAGGCGGTCGATTCTTCGACTATCGAGTTCGATACCGCTACACGGTTCTCCACTGATGAGCACAACAATCTGGAGATTTGGGTTGGCCCGCAGGGCGACAAACTTGTTCAGGTGTTCGCCGCTGGTGTGTGGAGAACAGTTGGGGTGGACGATGAAGATTAAGTACCGCAAAGATGCTTTGTACGACATTCGTCGTATGCCAAAAGTCATCGCTTTACTTGAGGACATCAGCGGGAAGATCGCCGACCGGGCTAACGAGCAGCTGGACGAGGAAGGCTATTTCACGGGGTCTCGTCAGGGTGCTAGGAAGCCTTATGGTCGGTGGCGCACTTCGGTGGTGACCGGTACCGGTGAGGCGATGCGTGACGACGCGAAGAACAACACGTTGTTGCGGGAACTGAACGGCAGTAAGTTCTGATGTACGCCTGGCCCACCCCGAAACCGGCGTTGAAAACGGCGATTGCCATCATCACTGATGCGTTCGGCGTGTACGCGCTGGTGTCGGCGAACATGCCGCGTCAGTTGCCGATCCGGTTTGTTCGGGTGGACCGTATCGGCGGTTCGCGACCTAACCCGGTCACCGATTCCGCCCGCATCCTCATCGAGTGTTTCGGGCCCGATCCGGCGACGGTCGAATCCATGTGCAGCACGGTGGATGAGGCGATGCACAACGCTATCGGCACGATTGTTGATGGTGTGTTTGTTCGGGATTGGGGAAACATCAACGGGCCGTTGCGCCGTCCGCACCCGGACTTGTTGTCGATGGTTCGGATGCAGGTCGACGGCGACTTGTTGTTGTCTACGTCTACCCCGGCTGTGGTTCCTCCGGGTTCATAACTGAATACATAACTGAATAAAAACCTTATTCGGGCCGGTCCACGATGCCTGAAAGGGGCATAAATATCATGGCCGACTCAACTCTCATCTGGGCGCCTACCCGCCCCACCGACGCCGGGGTTTTCTACCGTGCCCCGCTGGGCACCCCTCTTCCAACTACCGCTGACGAGCCGCTGAACGCGCTTTTCACCGATCATGGCTGGTTGGGTGAGGACGGCATCACTCTGATGGTGAACCGGGCGAACACGAAGCACTATGCGTTCGGTTCCGATCTGGTGAAGACCACTCAGGACAACTACGAGGAGTCGCTCCAGCTGACTCTGCTGGAGTCCGACCCCGACGTGCTGGAAACCGTTTTCGGTGCCGACTCGGTCACCCTTGGCACTGATGGCGGCGGCAACCGCACCATCGCCATCGCGCACTCCTCGAAGCAGCTGCCACGGAGCAGCTTCGTGGTGGAGGTGGTGGACGGCAACAAGATTCGTCGCCTGGTGGTTCAGGAAGGCATGGTCGTTGACCTGTCCGATGTGATGTACAAGCACAACGATTTGTTGTCGTATCAGATCACCATCGACTGCTACAAGCCCGCTACCGGGAACAGTGAAGCGGTGCTGGAGTACATTTCCGACGCCGGCGCAGCCGCAGGCTCGTAACCCCCCTGATCGTTCTGGTGGGGCGGTGCACCTGGACCGGCCTGCCGCCCCACCAGAACTCCCCAAAAAGTTTGTTAAAGGTCGGTCCACTCAACAAAGAAAGGTCGGTCCATGTCCACTCCGATTATTGGCCCTAACGATAAGCGCACGAAAATCACTATCACGTTGCCGTTCGATGCGAATGGTGATGCGGCGTTCGATGAGAACGGCAAGCCGGTGGGTGGTCGGACTCCGGTGGAGTTCACTGTTCCGCGTTTCGATTTCATGCCTCGCCCGCAGTTCCGGGAGATGATGAAAACGATTGATGTGATCACTAAGGATTCGGACGAGTCGAAGTCTGATCATGACCGCTCCTATGAGGTGATTTTGGCTACGCTGCGCCCGTTCGTTGAGGATGCGGTGTTCGCGGTGCTTGAGGATATGCCGATGGGTGTGTTGGAGCAGATTTCCACGGATTGGAATGAGGGCAGCTCGATCCCTTTGGGGCAATTGCGGGGATCGACGAGTTCATCGAAAAGTTTGAAGGGCAGGTCAACTTCGACCTCCTCCGACACGGATTGAGGCTTCGCGACCTGGGGGATTCTTTGTCGTGGGTGGATTTGCGGGATTTCATCAATCACCTTCCGCCCACTCAGGAGTCGGCGTTGTTCAGGGCGCAGCATCCGAAGTCTTGGTGGTGGACAGCGGAAACCGATTTTTTGTCGGCGATCCTGCACACTTTGCAGTTGGCGAATTGGCAGCGGGCGGGTAAGGGGCCGCAGCCGAAACCGATTAAACGTCCTGATGACCGGCATGACCGGGGCAGGGGCGGTAAGTATGAGCCGCAGTCGGCGGCGGATTTGGCGGAGCGACGTAAACGGATGCAACGAAACAAGAAGGCGGTGACATAGTGGCGATTGAGTTGGGCGAAGCCTATGTCAGCGTCGTGCCGTCAACCGGAAGTTTCAAGCGGGAGTTGCAGAAGCAGCTCGACGGCATGGGTTTTGAGTCCCAATTCTCCAAGCACGGCAAGAAAGCCGGTCAGGGATTCGGTAAGAGTTTCGGCTCTGAGCTGTCGGATTCCATGCCGGGTGTTGGTGCGATCAAGAACATCACCGCCGGATATGAGGGTGCTGCCAGTAAGGCTGGAGCGGTCGCTGGTAAGGCGTTGGGGACGGCGTTTAAGGCTGCCGCGACGGCGGGTATCGCGGCTGCGGGCTACACCCTGTTTAAGGGGTTTGAGCGGTATCAGGCGTTGGATTCTGCGACGAAGCGTCTGCAAAACCTCGACAAATCGTTCACGAAGCTGGGTAAGACCGGCATTGATGTGTCGAAGGTGATGAAGGACGTTGAGGCGTCGGTCACCGGCACCCCGTACTCGTTGTCGGCGGCGTTCACTGAGGCGACGAACGCTATCGCTTCCGGTGTCACCGACATTGAGAAGTACATGACGAATGTTGCGGATGCTGCGGCGTTCGCCGGGGACGACATCGCCAACATCGGTCAGGCGTTCACCCAGGTCATCAACCAGGGCAAGCTAGATGCGGGGATTCTGCAAAACCAGCTGCGGAACCTGCCGATCAAGGCGTGGCTGACTGAGGTGTACGGCGCCCAGGTCGACGTCACGAAAGCGATCTCGGACGGCAAGATCGGCATCGAGCAGCTTGAATATGTGATTGAGCGGTTCGCGTCAGGAATGGCGAAGACCGCCGGGGACACTATCGCCGGGTCGATTCAGAACATGAATACGGCGTTCGCCCGTCTGGGTGCCAACATTTTGGCGGCTTTGTTCGGCGGTCCGACCGAAGACGGTGTGAACGGGTTGAAGTCGGCGATTGATCAGATCACCGACCGGTTGAAAGATTTGAATACGTGGGTTGTCGCGCATAAGGACGACATCAAGGATGCGTTCGATTCCGCGGCGGAAGCGGTCGAAACATTCATCAACATCGTCAAGGGTGTTAAGTCCATCCTTGAGGACATCGGGGTTGGTGCTGGCGATGTCGTGATTGCGTTCGCGGCGTGGAAAGCCATTGCCGGTGTGCAGGCGTTGACGACCGCGTTGGGCGGCATCAACACGATGGTCGGGACGACACTTCCGGCGTCTGCGGCTGCTGGTGCGTCGAAGATGGCGTCGGCGTTCGGCCCTGTGCTGTCGGTGCTGTCTGAGATTGAGCGGATCAAGTCGTCTCTGGATGCGGGAGACCCGGCGGACGCGGTTTTGGGTGCGGACCCGTTCCTGATTAACCGTGGAATGGAAATCGGGAAGTCCCTCGGAAATAACCTGTTCCCGTGGATTGTTGAGGGCACCCCGACCGCTCCTCCAGGGGTTGGCACTGGGATGCCGGGTGGTTCCACGGTCACGGGTTCGGACGGGAAAACCTATACCCCTGTCCCTACGGGTACGCCTGGCGCGGTTCCGATTCCGGGGAAGAACCAGTGGGGTGTTCCGGCGTCGTCGTCGGCTCCGACTGGTGGGCGGGAGCCGGGTTACGGCGGCATATCGGATTTGGGTGCCCCGCCAGCGTTGCAGCCCGGTTCCGGATCGTCCTCGGAAAAGGACAAGCGGGCTCCTAAACCTGTTGTCCCGTTCAACCAGATGTTGCCGGAATGGACTGTTGGCACCCCGGTCACGGAAAGTTTTTTCGGTGCTTCTTCGTCGTGGCTGGACGCTCGCCATGATTTGGAGGAGCAGCAAGCTTTCCTGAATCAGCTTCAGCAGGACAACACCGCCACGGAAGCGGAAATCCTCGACGCGAAGAATGAACTCGCGAAGAAGCAGCGGGACATGCATGCGCAGGACATGAACCTGCAAGATGCGCGCGTCAAAGCGTATGAGGAGTTCTACAAGACCGGCAAGAAGACTACGGACGATTTTACGTCGCTGGCTGATTCGTTGGGCGGCATCGTCAAGCTTGATGAAGACCTGGGGATTTCCCGCGGTCTGGTGGGGATCGCCGACAACCTTCTGCGATTCCTCGCAGGATTGGCTGCTGCCCCGATCAAAGGCATTCTGGCTGGGGCGCAGGCGGGCATGGAGGCGCAACTTCCTGATGGCTGGTTGGGCAAGTCCAATCCGCTAATGGCCGCTACGCCGACCGCTGGTGGCGGCGGGATCATGAGTGCATTTCAGTCGATGATGAACGGTGAAACACCAGACGCTTTAAAACAGTTCATGCCGACTGCTGTGCAGCAAAGCCGTCAACCGTACGGACTTCCGTCTAGCACCAACAGCGGCGGTTATGGTGGTGACGCTTCAGCGTTCCCTGATTGGGTTCATCAGATGGGTGCGCTTTTCGGCATCAAGCCAAGCACTTACCCGAACCACCAAACCGATAACCGCAACGAGCCGGGGTACGCACCGAACCCGAAGGGGGAAAACCGGGGCATTGATTGGACTGGCCCGGTTGAGAACCTGCAAAACTTCGCTGACTATCTAGCTACCATCCCGCAGGCGATGGAGCAGGTGATTTGGCAGAACCCCTACACCGGTAAGAAGACCGGTATTGGTGGCGGGAAGATTAATCCGGGCTACTACGACGACGGAACGTACGCCTCGCACGGTGGCAACGACCCGACGAACATTCACATTCATACCCGCCAAAGTCAGTCGATCCCGATGCCGGGTTCGGGGAAGTCTGGTGGCAGCTTCCAGTTCCCGCTGTATCCGCTGCCCGGGTATGCGGCTGGTGGCGGTATCCCGGGCTCTGGTTCAGGGGATAAGGTTCCGGTTCTCGCTGAGCCTGGTGAGCATATGCTCACGAAGGACGATGTGGCGCTTATGGGCGGCCAGTCCGGGGTGTATTCGTTCCGGAATGCGTTGCACCGCCAAACCGGCGGGCCGATCCCGCATCTGCCGTTGGATCAGCAAGAACCGAACCTCCCCGGCCCAGTGGAGCCGATGCCGGCCCCGACCCTTCCGGGTGTGGGTGAGGCGGCGTTTGATCAGCCGACGCAAATCAAACCTGCGGAAGCGATGCCTGGGGCACCGGATTTGGCGCCGAAGCCGACGGCTCCGCAGCAGCCGGCCATGTTGGGGTCGGATGGTCAGCCGATCATCGGACCTGACGGTCGTCCGATTGGTATGGACGGCAATCCGATGGATATGCCGACGGATCAGCAGGCCGCCGAGTTCGATAAGCGTCTTGCAGGGTTCATTCCGCAGGCGGCGAAAGCGAACACCGTTTCAGGCACATCGAATCTGTCGAAGATTTGGATGATGGGTGCGGAGGTCGCGAACGGCATCATCGACCAGGCCGCTTCGGCTGCGTCAACGGCGGCGAGTTTGGCGGTGGCGGGCGGGACGATGGGTGTCGGTGCGGCGGGCGGCTCACAAGCCGCCGCCGCGGGTGCATCATTCCTGATCGGTTTGGGTACGGAAGCGG